CGGGGCCAAGGACGGCCCCCTGGAACGCCGGGATGCCGTGCCGGCCGACCAACTGGGGGCGGGCAGTTCTTCCGCCCCCGCCTCTGACCCCCAAGGCCAGGCCGCTCCGGCCCAGGCCAAGAAGAAGTAGGAGCCTGAACCATGCCCATCCCCCAGCCTCGCCTGTGGAAGAAGAAGGCCATCCTGGCCAAGATCGAAGCCACATCCGGCACCGAAGCCGCTCCGACCGCAGCTGATGCCATCGAAGCCCGCAACGTTTCCCTGACCCCCCTCGAGGGCGACTACGTGCAGGACGACGTGGCCCGCCCCTTCCTCGGCCACTCCGAGGAGATTCCCGTTTCCCGCCGGGTGAAGCTTTCCTACGAAGTCTCCCTGCAGGGCTCCGGTACCGCCGGCCTGGCGCCGGCCATCGGCCCGCTGCTCCGGGGCTGCGGCTTTGCGGAAGTGACGGATCCCGATACCAGCGTCACCTACAACCTGGTCTCCGAAGGTCAGGAGTCCCTGACCCAGTACATCAACGTGGACGGCGTCCTGCACAAGATGCTGTGTTCCCGGGGCACGGTCTCCTTCTCCTTCACCCCGAAGGCCCTGGCCAAGGCCAAGTTTGACTTCACTGGCCTGTTCGTCCCGGTGAGCGATGCGGCCCTGCCGGCCACGGACATGAGCAAGTGGAAGCAAGGCCGGCCGGTCACCAATGCCTGGACCGCTGGCTTCTCTCTGCATGGCTTCGCCACCGCCATGTATGACCTGAGCCTCAACCTGGGCAACCAGGTGGTGCATCGGGACGACGTGATCGGCGTCGAGGACGTGCTGATCACCGACCGGGCCCCCGAAGGTTCCGCAGTCATCCAGGCGCCGCGGCAGGCGGAAAAGGACTACTTCCTGGCAGTGCAGGAAGTGACCAAGGGCGCCCTGGCCCTGACCCATGGCACCGCAGCCGGCCTGCGGGTGAAGGTTGCCGCCCCAGGCGTCCAGGTGAAGAACCCGACCTACGGCGAGAAAAACGGTGTGACCACCATGAGCCTGGCGCTGCGCCTGACTCCCCTCGTCGGCAACGACGAACTGACCCTCACCTTCGACTGATACCACCATGGAAAACCAGAAACCCTCTTTCCCCGCCTTCGTCATCGATCCTCAACCCAAGGTCTGGTGGCCTGTGCAAGTCCGGGTACCCGCCCAGGGCGGCCGCTTTGAGATCCACCAGTTCTCGGCGTTGATCCGGGTGCTTTCCGAGGATGAGTTCGACGAGCTGGGCAGCACTGCCAAGAAGCTTCCCCAGGATGAGGCTGTTGATGCCAAAGCCGCTGCTGTCCGCCGGCCCATGAAGGAGATTCTGGCGGAGAACGCCGACCTCTTCGCCAAGGTGGTCTTCGACTGGGGCGAGGAAGTGCGTGATGCCAAGGGCGAGGTGGTGCCCTTCAGTCAGGAAACGCTGGCCGCCCAGGTGAAAGGGCCTTTCGGCGGCCCGTTGTCGGCCGGCCTCTGGACTGCAATCAACGAGGTCCGCGTGGGTGCCCGCCTGGGAAACTACGAGGTGCCGCCCGCCACTGGCTTGGACTCACCGGCGGAAGCGGCACCGACGAAGTAGACGAGGACCTGAGCCGTATGGGTCTTTCCCAGTCTGTGTTGGAGGAGCCCCCGGATGATCAACCCTTCCGGGTCTTTGCCTGCAACTGGGAGACGGTTCAGATCTGGCGGGATGTCTGGCCCCGCTGGCGGGTGGTAGTGACCGCGTTCGATGCAGTACGTCAGGCCCTGGATCTCAACCAGGTGACGGCCGCTCTGACCCTGCGTGGCATCCGCCGGAAAGCATGGGCGGGAATATTCGAGGGATTGAAGGTGATGGAGGACACCACCCTAACAGAACTCAGCGGAGAGAACGGCGAGGAGTAAGGAGGATGAGGAGAAGCAAAACCGGCAGCAGGACACCGCTGCCGGCAGCGCCGACAAGCCAGAACCCTCCGCCCAGCAAGGACAGAACGATCAGGGCGCCGATGGCGCAAGGCTTAAACCAGTTTTTCCACATGACACAAGTATAGCCAATGAGCGGCGATCTGCAATTCGGAATTAAGCTGACCTGGGACGGCAAGGCCGTCGAGGGCGGGGTTACCGCCAGTCGGGAGCAGTTTCGCCAGTTTTCCGCCGAGGCCAAGCGGGCCGGTGAGGCTGCCTCCGGTGGCTTCACCAGTGCGGCCAAGGGCGTCCGCTCCATCTCCCAGCAGCTGGAAGAGGCCAAACTCGCAGCTCTGGGCTACGTCACGGCCACCAAAGCCCTGGAGGCATCCCGCTGGGCCATCGAGCAGGTCTCGGCGATCCGCTCCATCGAGGCCCGGGTACGGGACGCCACCGATGGGCTGGCTTCCTATCACAAGGCCATTGCCGGGATCTCGGAACTGGCGGCCAACTACGGGGCCCAGCTCGGCGACACCTCCAACTCCTTTTCCCGCCTGAATCCGGCCATCAGCCAGTTGGGCGGAACCACCCAGACCACCCTGCGGATGATGGATGGCCTGATGGCTTCGCTGAAGGTCAGTGGCGCCACCACCCAGGAAACCAATGCCGTCCTGCTGCAGTTCTCCCAGGCGCTTGGCTCTGGTGTTGTGCAGGGCGACGAGTTCCGCTCCCTGATGGAAGCGGCGCCGCCCCTGATGCGTGAGGTGGCGAAGGAGCTGGGTGTGGCCACTGGCCGGCTGAAGCAGATGGCCAGCGATGGGAAACTGACCTCGGAGGTATTCGGCAATGCAGTTCTGGCTTCGGTTGACCGCCTGAAGGCCAAGGCTGCAACGATTCCGCCGACCTTCGACCAGGCCAGCCAGGCTGTGAAGAACAGCATGACCATCATCATGGGAGCCCTGGCCAACGGGGTTGATGGTCAGCCCTCCGGTGGAGGCATTGCTTCCGCTATCACTGCCGGCGCTGAAGCCATCCGCGGGCTGGAGCCTGAAGCCCGGGCCCTGGGAAGCACCCTGCAGGATATGAGCGGGACGGCCACCTCCCTGGCCGCCGCCTGGCTGGCCTGGAAGGCGTCGGCCAGGCTTGGTCCTCTCCTCGAGGAACACGGCCGGGCTGCTGCAGCAACGCTCCAGTACCACATGGCGGTGGCCGACGGCCGGGCGGTCATGCTCGGATCCGTCGAGGCCGAGCGGCAGCGGTCGATGGCCATGCTGGAGTCTGCCCGCTCCAGTGAGGCCCAGGCCGCCGTAGAACTGGCCCGGATTCGGACCATCGTCGGCACGGTTACCGCAGAGCGGGAACATGCAGTGGCCACCCTGCGGTCGGCGGAGGCCACCCTGGCCGCGACTGAGGGGATCGGCGTCTACTCTGCTGCCCTGGCCGCCTCCCGCGCCGCCCTGGTGGCCAAGAGCGCCGCCATGACCGATCTGGCGGCTCTGGGCAAATTCCAGGCTCAGGTGACCCGGGAGTTGGCTGCAGCCGAGGCGGCCTTGGCCACGGCCAGTGCAGCGACCACAGCGGCCTCCGGTCGCTATGCAGCCGCCGCTACGGCTGCCAGTTTTGCTGGTCGGGCCAAGGCTGCAGCTGCGGGGCTTGCCTCTGGCGCCCTGGCGGCCCTGGGTGGCCCGATCGGAGCCACCATCCTCGGCCTGACAGCGTTGGCCACCTGGTTCTACAACTCCGCCTCGGCGGCGCGTGAGCTGGAGAAGCAGACCTGGCAGGTCAAAAAGGCCCAGGATGCCATTGCTCAGGGCAAGGTGCCCGAGGACAGGCATGTGGCGGCAATTCGGGCCCAGGTGTCCACTCTGCAGAACCAGCTGGACGAGCTGGAGCAAAAGGGCGGTGACGCCGACGCCATTGGCCGGCTGAAGGAAAAGATCGGCAACCTGCAGGACACCCTGGTCTATGCCGAGCGGGCCGCCCAGGCGGCGCAGTCTGCCGCTGCAGAAGCCGGGAAGAACAGTACAGCCGCCCTCTCCGATCCGAGCGCCCTAGACAAGCTGACCCACGACCTTAAGTGGCGGGAGAAGCTGGTCAAAGAACACGGCGAGGCCCTGGTCCGACTGGACAAGGCCTACCAGGCGAAGCTCAAGGCCAGCAGCTCCGAGGACCAGCCGACGGTAACCCGGAACTACCAGGCAGCCCGGGCTGCTCTGATTCGTGAGCAGCAGCAGGCGCTGGCCAGCCTGCCGGAGGCCAAGGATGCAGCAGCCCTGACCTCGGCCCAGCTGGACGCACGACAGGCCTCCCTGAAAGCCTGGAACGACGAATATAAGGACACCATCAAACGGGCCCTTGAAGAGTCATCGGTCGATTACCGGGACTACTGGACCTTGGTGGAAGCTGGCGAGCGGCATCTGGCAGAGACCCAGATCGCCATTTTGCAGGCTCGCCAACGTGCCTCCATTGGCCCTGGCCGCGATTCAGAGGTGGCTCGGTACCAGGGCGAGATCGATGCCCTCCGGGCCCGGCTGGCAACCGGGATCTCTGCCGAGGTAGCGAAGGGGACCGCAGAGTATGAGGCCAAGGCCCGGGCGGCCGGCAGTAATGCCTCCAAGGACTGGCAGACGGCCGACGACAAGACGCTGGCCAGCGCGGCGGCCTGGCGCCGGGAAAATCTTTCCCTCATCGACCAGGAACTGGCGAAGGCCAAGGAGAAGGTGCAGCTCGACCTGCAGGAGCGCCAGGCCCAGCTCGAGAAGAACGAGGCTTTGCGGCATGCCCCGGAGGAGCTGAAGAAATATCAGCAGGCAGCTGAAGACCAGGCGGCTGGAACGTTGGCAGCCCTGGAGGCGGAAATCCAGGCACGTTATGCGGCCAATGCAGCCTGGGAAACCGGCGCCGACAGGGCGCTGACGTCCTACCTGGACCAGGTCCGTGATGTTGCATCCCAGAGCCAGAGAGCCTGGACAAGCGCCTTTCAAGGGATGGAGGACGCTGCCGTCAAATTCGTCCGCCAGGGGAAGCTCGACTTCAGGAGCTTCGCCGACAGCGTCATCGACGACTTGATCCGAATGCAAGTCAGGGAAGCGGAGACAAAAGTACTTGGCGCAATCAAGGATGCGGGGGGAATGTCAGGAATTGCCTCGTCGATTGGGAACTGGGTTCAAGGCCTTTTTTCAGCCAACGGAAATGTCTTCAACAGCGGGCATGTTCTCGCATTCGCTAATGGAGCCGCTTTCAGCAATCAGGTGGTGGATCGCCCGACTTCTTTCAACATCGGCGTAATGGGGGAAGCAGGTCCGGAGGCGATCATGCCGCTGGCCAGGGATGGTTCCGGCCGCCTTGGCGTTAGGGCATCGGGAAATCAGAGCGCGGGCGTGACCATCGTCCAGGAATACAACATCACCATGCAGGGCACTGGGGATGGGGAAAAAGATGCAAAGGCCCTTGCAACAACGCTGATGCCCATGATGAAAAACGTGGCCGAAAGTACGGTTTTTAAGGTGATGAGCAGAGAGCGGCGCCCCGGCGGCGTCCTGAGTGGGAGTTAAGGCATGCCGGCAGATTTCACCTGGCCCGTTGACGTTGGGGCAAAGCGGACGGTAACTCCGAGAGTCCTCAAGGCTTCCTTCGGTGATGGCTATTCACAGCGCGTTCCTGATGGGCTGAGGACTCAGTTGGGATCGTGGAAGGTCTCATTTTCCAATCGATCCCAGGCTGAAGCAGATGCCATCACGGATTTTTTCTCGGAAAAGGGTGGGCATCTTTCCTTCTCCTGGATTCCCCCTGGGAAAACGAACGCCATCAGCGTCTATGTGCCGACCTGGGAAAAGGACGTGGGAAAAGGCAACCGTTGGACTGTCAGCACAACATTTCAGGAGGTCTAAACCACTACTCACACTGACCTGGGTTGGTCGCCCAAGCCTTGGCCCATTGCACGACGTTTTTTGCACGTTGATCTGGGCCATATACCGAGATGATGGCGCCATTTGTGGCCGGCTCTACATCAAGGATCCAGGACACACGCACGGATCCCATGTTGCTAATTCGGTAGGTGATTCGAGTCCTGGAGTCTGAGCGATCCGAGTCAATCTCCGAGGAAAGATTGAAGCCCAAAACGCGAGGAACACAGTCTCTTGCTCCCGTGGTTATGCGATCCCCAGCAATTTTGTACTCAAGGGGAATCGTTGTTCGAGCGGGTACTGGATTTGCCCCAATGAAATCTTGGCTGTTCATGGTCCCACAGCCTGCGATGGCAAAGATGGAAGTGCTAAGGATCAAAGATTTTTTCATGTCGCACCAGTTTTTATTCAGATGGCAATTTTATACAGGAAGAAGGGGTAATCATGGAATCTCACGTCACCCTCCCCCCCGACGGAAGCGGCAAGAAAAGCCGGACCCGCGTCAGGACTATTGGTGCAAATGCCGTTCACACCCAGGTTGTCGCCCATGATGCCTGGCCGACGTTTATTGCCTGGGCGAACGACGTAGCCTTCACCCAGAACAAGCATTTCATCTCGATCTTCAATGGGTCGAGCATGATCATTCGCCTGCGGGAGCTGCTGCTGGTGCCGCTTGGCCTGGCTGCCATCACTGGCGTTCCTGTGCGCTTTGACGCCCTCCGCACCACCGGACAGAACAGTGGCACGGGCATTGTGCCCGTTGCCATGGATTCCGCCGACGATGCGCTGCCGGGACAAGTGGCCGTGGCCACGGGCGCTGCCGTCGTCGAGGGAGACCGGCTGTTCGGGCTGGCGATGCATAACGACGAGCTGGCCATCAATTCCACCCAGGGCATCCAGGCAGCCTTCAACCTGCTGCCCGGATTTCAGGACACCAAACCCCTGACGATCAGGAGTGGTGAAGGCTTCACGCTGAAAAACCTGACGAACACAACCGTCGGCACCTTTGGTGTGCGGCTGCTCTTCACCCTCGAGGACTGAGCGGTGTTTGCATTTCTCCCTCTCTGGACTGACTGGTGGCCGGCGGCAACCACTCCACCCGCAGCCGATACCCGGGTTATTGCCCAGGCCAGAAAGCTGGAGCCTGGCGCCCTGCTGGAGCTGTATGTGATCGATCTCACCCCTCTTGGGGTTTCGGAGGTGCATCGTTTCCATGCCGGCCAGAACGGGCTTGGCGGGGCGGTAGTCTGGGCCGGGGAAGAGTATCTTCCATTCCCTTTGGAAACCGAGGGGTATGAACGGAACTCCCAGGGAACCCTGCCGCGACCGTCCATGCGTGTTTCGGCTCTGTATGGGCTGATTTCGGCCCTCAACCGTGAGTACGGGGATCTGGTGGGCGCCAAGGTCGTGCGGAAACGTGTATTTGCCCGCTTCCTGGACGCCGAGAATTTTCCGGATGGAAACCCGGAAGCCGACCCCAACTGCGCCTTCCCCGACGAGACCTGGTACATCGACCGCAAGGCCAACAGCAATCCGACCTATGTGGAGTGGGAACTGGCCGCTCCTTGGGATGTGGCAGGCGTCGAGCTGCCGCGGCGCCAGGTCATCCAGAACTCTTGCCGCTGGCTGTATCGGGGCCCTGACTGCGGCTACACCGGCGACCCAGTGGCAAACCTGATGGATGAGCCGGTGGCCACCCTGGCTGAGGACAAGTGCGGCAAGCGCCTGACCTCCTGCAAGCTTCGCCATGGCGAGGCGGCAGAACTGCCTATCGGAGCCTTTCCTGCGGCGGGGAGAATCGGATGATCGAGATCCACGACGGTGCCCTGCAGGAGCTGCGCAAGCACGCTGCGGCCTGCGCCCCCAGGGAGTGCTGCGGCCTGCTCCTGCTATTCAAGGGCAAGCAGCGCTACTGGCCTTGCACCAATGAGGCCAAGGGGGAAGAGAACTTCATCATCGCCCCGGCGGACTGGGCGGCGGCCGAAGACGTCGGAGAGATCTTGGCCATCTGCCATTCCCATCCGTTCGCCCCTCCGCTGCCCAGTCCTGCAGATCTGACCATGTGCGAGAAGCTGGGACTTCCCTGGATCATCATCAACCACCCCACAGGACGGCTGCACCAGTTCGCCCCCAGCGGCTACCAGGCCCCCCTGACGGGACGGACCTTCCACCACGGCATTCTCGATTGCTACTCCCTTATCCGGGACTACTACCGGTTGAGTCTGGACATTGTGCTGCCTGACTTTGAGCGGCCGGATAACTGGTGGCTACCCGAGGTCGGCCTGAACCTCTACGAGGAAAACTTCGCGGCAGCGGGCTTCCATCAGGTGCCGGCGGAAAGCATGCGACTTCACGATGTACTGCTGATGCAGATCGCCTCCGACCGCTCGAATCACGGGGCCGTGTACGTGGGCGACGGCAGGATCCTGCAGCACGTCTATGGGTGCCTTTCGAGCCGTTATCCCTATGGAGGCTACTGGCGGAAGGCAACCACCAAGGTATTGCGGCACCAGGAGGTTATCTGATGAAGACCATTCGCCTATATGGCCATCTCGGCCAGCGCTTCGGCCGCGTCCATCGCCTCGATGTGCAAAGCCCAAGGGAGGCTGTCCGCGCCCTGTGCGCCCTTCACCAAGGCTTCCAGAAGGCCATCCTGGACCACGATGGCCCAGGCTTTCGGGTGATGGTCGGCACCCGGGACATCGATGCGAAGGAGGTCAGTTGTGGCGCTTCTGCCGAGACGATCCGCCTCATTCCGATTGCCCATGGCTCCAAAGGTTTGGGCCAGATCATCGTCGGTGCTGCGCTGATCATGATGGCCGGGCCAGTTGGGGAATGGCTGGCCTTTGACCTGATGGTGGGCTCGGCCGTCACCGGATTTGTAACCGGGGCCATGTCCACCATCGGCTGGTCCCTTGTTTTTGGCGGTGTTTCCCAGATGCTGTTCTCGGCGCCTTCTACCCAGAGTGGCTCCGCAGAATCGGTGACAAATCGCCCCTCCTATGCCTTCAACGGCGCCATCAATACCAGTGCCCAAGGAAATCCTGTCCCGGTCCTCTACGGGGAATTGGAAGTCGGTTCCCAGGTGATTTCCGCCGGGCTCTATGCTGAGGAAATCAGAGCGTGACTATTCCTGTTGTTCGAGGAGCAAAGGGTGGTGGAAAAGGGGGGGGCGACAGCAGCTCCTCGAGGACTCCCGTCGAATCCCCTGATTCCCTGCGCTCCAAGCAGTACGCCAGAATTATCGACCTGGTCACAGAAGGAGAATGGGAGGGGCTGGTTGATGGCAGGAAGTCCATTCTCCTGGATGGAACCCCTCTGCAAAATCCCGATGGATCGTTCAACTTCAGCGGTGTGACCGTGGAGTCTCGTCCAGGGACCCAGGAACAACGGCATATTCCAGGCTTCCCTGCGGTGGAGGTCGAGGTCAATGTTTCCACTGAGGTCACCCATGCCCAGCCACTGGTGCGCCGAATCACGGACCCCAACGTGGATGCGGTCCGTGTCACCATCAGCACGCCCCGGCTGACATTGCAGGACACCAGTACCGGCGACCTGAAGGGTTCCAGTATCAGGGTGGCGGTTGACGTGCAGTTGGATGACTCTGGCTTCCGAGAGGTAATCACGGACACGATTTCCGGCAAGACTACAAGCCGGTATCAGCGCTCCTACCTGATTCCGTTGTCCGGAGAGGGGCCCTGGGATATTCGGCTCCGCCGTATTACGGCTGACTCCACGGCCAGCACCCTGCAGAACCAGACTTGGTGGGAAAGCTATACCGAAGTCGTCAATGCCAAGCTGCGTTATCCAAACAGCGCTCTGGTAGCCCTGCAGGTGGACGCCTCTCAGTTCAGCAGTATCCCGACCCGTGCCTATCGGGCCCGGGGACTAAAGATCCGGGTTCCCAGCAATTACGACCCAGTTGGCCGTTCCTATGATGGACTGTGGGATGGCCAGTTCAAGATCGCCTGGAGCAACAACCCGGCCTGGGTTTACTACGACCTGCTGTTGTCCGAACGCTACGGCCTCGGTGAATTCGTCTCGGCGGCCGATGTGGATAAATGGGCCCTCTACCAGATCGCCCGCTACTGCGATGAGCTGGTGCCGGACGGACGCGGTGGCCAGGAGCCACGATTCACCTGCAATCTGTATTTGCAGACCAGAGAAGAGGCTTTCAAGGTCATCACCAACCTTGCCTCCGTTTTTCGGGCGATCTGCTGGTGGGGGGCCTCCGGAATCACGGCCGTACAAGATGCGCCGGGGGATGTGATTGCCGTCTTTGGACCGTCGAACATCATTGACGGGGTGTTCCGCTACTCAGGAACGTCTCGGAGAGCCAGGCATTCCGTGGCTCTGGTTACTTGGAACAACCCGGATAACCACTGCAAGCAGGAAGGGGAGTACGTGGATGACGACGAGTCGATCCGCAAATGGGGGATCGTTGAGACTGAAGTCGTGGCCATGGGCTCGAATAGCCAGGGGCAGGCCCACCGCTTCGGCAAGCACATCCTGGTTTCGGAGCGTTTGGAATCGGAAACCGTCTCTTTCCGTGTCGGGCTCGAAGGGAGCGCTCTGTTCCCCGGCGCGGTGATCGGGACCATGGATCCATCCAGATCAGGCGTAAGGAATACCGGCCGTTTGATCGATGCGACCTTGAATCAGGTCACGCTCGATGCTTCGGTGACGTTGGAGGAGGGTGAGTCCTACCAGGTGTATCTCCATCTTCCAGACGGAAAGATGGTCTTGCTTCCGGTTTCATCTGCTCCTGGGGTGACGTCCGTTCTAGACCTGGGAGTGGTTCTGGAGATCGCTCCGGAGCCGATGTCCGTTTGGGTTCTGGTGGGTCAGGACATCGATGTGGAGCTGTGGCGAATCGTCTCCCTGGCCGAGGTGGACAAGATATTCGCCGACGTGGTCGCCCTGGCCCATGCGCCCCAGAAGTACCAGGAGGTTGAACAGAACATCAAGTTGGAGCCAAAGCCCACCTCGGTGATCACAGTCCGTCCTGCAGCGGTATCCGACCTGATGGTTGTGGAATCCACTGTTGAGCTGGCTCCATCGGCCATGGGTATCCGTGCCACCATTTCCTGGAGCAGCTCCGAGCCACGGTTCAATGTGGGATGGCGCCGCACCAATGGGAACTGGGAGCGCCGCGACGTCACGACCACTACCCTGGATATCGAGGGGCTGGCCATGGACGACTACGAGTTCGAGGTTGTGGCCATCAATGCCCTGGGGAATCCAGGGGATCCGGTTTCTACGACCTACTCTTTCTCTGGCAAAGACATTCCGCCGGCGGACGTCGATGTCTTCACTGTCCAGGTAAATGGGGGGATGGCACTGTTTCGTTGGAGCCAGGTGGCCAACACCGACCTGGCCGGCTACGAGATTCGCTACAACCCGGTGGGGGATGATGAGTGGGACAACGGTTCCACGGTGACCAGTACAACGAGGGGAACCCAGATCACAACGGGCATCGTGCCTCCGGGGAACTGGACATTCCTGATCAAGGCCCGGGACTTTGCCGGAAATATGTCGGTACAAGCGGCCCGGGCAGATGCGGTGATTGCCAACCCGAACAAGGTTGTCTTCCAGCGGGATGAGCGTTTGTGGTGGGAAACCGGAACGCTGGAGAACCTGGTGGTCCATCCCGTCAATCGCTACCTGGTGCCCAAGAGCACGGTAGCCAGTGCTGGTGCAGCAGGGTGGGATACCTTCGATCTCTTCTGCCCGGAGCCCTCGGCCAGCTGTACCTATGAAACCACGGCCTTCGATCTGGGCCAGCTGGCCACCCTGCGCTTCTACGGAATCCTGCTTTCCAGGATGGGGCCCGGAGAGGTTGGCCTGGTGGATCCAGATACGCTGTTCTCGACCACCACCGACGGCATCACATGGAGCGACTACAGCGCCTGGGATGTGGGATATGCCACGGCCAAGGGCTTTCGCTTCAAGGTCACCCTGGATCCGGCCATTGGTCTGGGCCCCATCACCCAGTTCGATCCGACTGCGGATGGTGAGTACAGAGTGACCGCCAAGAACAATGTGACGGTCACTACTGCCGGCATTTCCGTGCTGTATGACCCGCCTTTCTTCACGGTACCTGGGCTGAACGTCAATCCGGTATCGGCCACACCGCTGATATTCACCATCACAACCCAGGATCGCTACGGCTTTACCGGGATTCTCACCACAACCGCCGGCGCCGCCTCTGCAGGCGCCATCAACTACAGCTCCAGAGGGGTCTGACATGCCGTTCTCACAGCCTGACTTCACCACCCAGGATCCTGCAACCTACAAGGCGAACCTGGATGGGGCCGTCAAAGCGCTTGCTCATCTCGGTGCTGGCTTTTCGCCCAGGGCGACGACTCCGGCCAGTCTTCAGATTCAAATCGATGCCGGAGCCATGTATGACCGTGGACAAGGTGGCTTTTACGCCCAGGAACCCCAGCTGATTAGCGCCATCGCCCCGCCTCTGGCTAATTCAAAGGTGGTTCGTGTCTATGTGGATCAGAGCGGCCTGGCTGGTGTGGTCGAGGGAGCAACGGCTGCAGCCCCTGCCGCTCCGGATTATCCGGCCGGCGTGTGGCCGATCTGCCGGTTTGTGGTGGCGTCTGGTCAGGACGCAATCACGGATGAACAGATCATTGATGAGCGGTCTTTTGCCACCGGCTTTGGGGCATCACAGAATACGTTCCTCATTACATCGAGCATGGTTTGGACTCCTCCGGTCGGAGCGAAATTCATGCGACTGACTGGAGCAGCCCCCGGTGGCGGTGCTGGCGCCGGATGCACCAATGCAGCCGGTGCCAGCCATGCTGGTGGCGGTGGGGCTGGTGCCGGCGCCAGCATTTTTGGGCGCCTGATGATGGCAGAGGCCGTGGCCATCGTTATGGGGGCTCCTGGACTTGGCGGCATTGCTGCGCTTACGAACGGCCTGGCAGGAACGGTGGCGACCGATGGCGGAACCACTACCATCACAGGGCAAACCACCGGCCAGGTGATCAGTATGGCTGGTGGCGTTAAGGGCGGGGCGTCCAGTCCTGCCACGCCTACGGCTGGTGCTGCAGGAACCGGTGGTGTGGCCGGTACTGGTGTGGCGGGTGGCGCTGGCGCTGTTGGCACCATCGGTGCCGCCGCCGTCGGCGGGAAAGGTGGTGACGTGGGCCCGTCTGGAACGACGGCAAAGGGTGGGCTGGGGGCTACCGTATCTGACAGGAAGGGGAAACCGGGGAAGCGTGGCTCCGGTGGTGGAGGTGGGGTTGGGGCTACCGGTGATGGCGGCCAGGGCGGGGAAAGCTTCATCCTGATCGAGGTCTTCTGATGGCCAAGCCTTTCGTGTTCCCAGATCGACTGAGCAAGACTCCCGATACACCAGGCGCACAAGAGTGGATGGCGGAGCTGGAGGCGGCGCTGCAGGTAGAAGCGGGCCTGCTCGGCCACTTCCATGCCGGCGCCACCAATCCTCCCTCCATGCAGGTTCGCTTTGGGCCTGGGCGAATGACACATCAGCTGGGCACCAGGGAGAATCTGATCGATTCCCGAGTGGAGACGGTGACGGGACCAACGGGTATTTCTTCGGTTTCCGCCGCCTGTTTCGGGAATGGCCGGATCGTTGCGGTTTGTCCCGGAACTGCGGCATTCGTCAGCGTGGATGGTGGAAAAACCTGGTCGCCGGGGATGCTTCCTTCTTCGATTACCTGGAGTGCGGTCTGCTTCGGGAACGGGGTGTATATCGCTGTGGCAGCGGGATCTACTGCCGTGGCGGTAAGCCTGGACGGTATCACCTGGACTTCTGGCGTTCTCCCGATCTCGGCCCGGAATGTGGCATTTGGCGGTGGCGTATTCGTCGTCACACCGAACTCCAGCAACAATGTGGCTGTGAGCAACGACAACGGGGCGACCTGGACCCAGAAGTCATTGCCCTATATCGGCGATTATCGGGCGCTCTGCTTCGGTGACGGTGTGTTCCTGACGGCCATCTATGAAATATCCGGCCGGCGGGCCGTTGTGAGTACCGATGGCGGCGAAACCTGGACCGCCAGACCCATTCCCTGGCCGTACTCTGAATTTAGCGGCCGCTTCAATGCGGGGTCCTCCAGCAGCTCGGGTCTGTACCTGGTTGGAGAAGGGAATTCCAGAGCTGCAGTTACGCTTGATGCTGGTGTAACTTGGACTGCTGTGAATTTGCCGTCCACGTCTGGCATCAAGGCAATTGTGACCATCAATGGCTTACTGGTGGCCCTGGCAAATGAAGCGACACGCGCCTACTTCTATCTGGGTGGATCCTGGATTGCGGCAGCGATGCCGGCTTCCTTCAATGCTCTGGCCGCCGGCGGAGGCCGAGTTGTGGCTGTCGGAGGTAGCAGCACCGTGGCCATCTGGAAAACTGGCGGGGCAGACCAACCGCCGGAGG